GCTACGGCGGCGGCGGCGGTGGTGGCGCTGCTTTTCGCGTCACGAGCGGCGTTACAAATACAGGCGGCACCGGTGGCAGCGGCATCATCGTCATCACCTACACCGCTGGCGTCGCGCCATTGCAGGGCGCCGGCACGCTTCCCGGCACAGCCACTATTTCCGCCCGCAGCGTGCAGGGCATGGCCGCCAGCACGCAGTTTGTGCCGGCGAGCACGCTTTCGATCGCCACTCTGCAGCGCATGGTCGCGCTCGCCACGCTCGGCGGCGCCGGTGCGCTTTCGATCACAGCCAATCTGCGCGCACTCGCGTTCGCCACGCTCGGTGGCACCAGTGCGCTTTCAGTCGATGCGCGCGTTTTCAAGTTCGCTGCGGCGACGCTCGGCGGCACAGGCTCGCTCTCTGTCAATGCGACGATCGCGACCGCCTCGACCGCTTGGCAAGGTGCGGCGACGCTTGCCGGCAATAGCGGCCTTTCGGTCGATTCCGATTTGGCGCTGGCCACGCTGGCAACACTCGACGGTGCGAGCGGCCTTTCGGTCGATGCTGATCTGCGGGCGGTCGCCGCGGCGACGTTGGGCGGCACCAGTGGATTGTCGGTCGATGGTGATCTGCGGGCCGCGGCAGCAGCGACGCTTTCGGGCGCGAGCAATCTCTCAATTGATGGCGACTTGCGCTTGGCCGCTGCCGCCACGTTGGCCGGCACTAGCTCGTTGTCGGTTGACGCCGCTGTGGTCACAGCCTCGACCGCGTGGCAAGGCGCGGCCACGCTCAATGGCACCGGCTCGCTCTCGATTCTCGCGAGCTTGCGCATGGCGGCCGCGGCCACACTCGGCGGCGTCGGTGATGGGCCGATCAGCTCGAGCCTGCAGCTCGCCGCCGCTGCAACGCTGGCCGGCACAAGCTCGCTGTCGATCGATGCTGATCTCCGCATGGTTGCCGCGGCCACGCTCGGTGGCATTGGCGACGGCCCTATCAGGGCGAGCCTGCAGCTCGCGGCTGCGGCGACGCTGGCCGGCGCAAGCTCGCTGGCGGTTGACGCGCGCGCTTTCCGATTTGTCGCGGCGACGCTTGCCGGCACTAGCGGCCTTTCGGCTGTCGCGAGCTTGCGCATGGCCGCCGCCGCAACGCTTGGCGGCGTCGGCGATGGCCCGATCAGCGCGAGCTTGCAGCAGGCTGCTGCCGCGACGCTCGGCGGCACAGGCTCGCTGTCGATCAGCTCCAGCATCAGCATGGCCGCGGCGGCGGTGCTTGGCGGCGTCGGTGACGGGCCTATCACTGCCAATTTGCGGATGGTGGTCGCGGCCACGTTCCAGGGCGTCGGCGTTCTGTCGCCATTTGCCACCATTACCGGCGCCGTCAATGCGTGGTCGGGCGATGTGCGGCTCAATGGTGCCAGCACACTTTCGATTGCCACACTGCAGCAGATGGCAGCGCTCGCCACACTCGGCGGCGCTTCTGGCCTTTCGGCTACCGCGAGCCTGCGACAGGCGGCCGCGGCGACGCTCGGCGGCAGCAGTTCGCTCTCTGCAGCCGTGCAGGTTTTCAGATTCGCGGCCGCAACGCTCAACGGCGCCAGCTCGCTCTCGGCCGCTGCCACCGCGCAGCTCGCCGCCTCGGCCGTCCTCGGTGGCGTCAGCTCGCTCTCGGCCGACGTCGATCAAATCATGCTCGCTGCGGCGACGCTCGGCGGCAGCAGTTCGCTCTCGACCGATGCGCGCGTTTTCCGTTTTGCCGCCGCAACGCTCAATGGCGCGAGCGGGCTGTCGATCGATGCCGATCTCCGGATGGTCATCGCCGCCACCTTCCAGGGTGCCGGCACGCTATCGTCATTCGCGACAATTACCGGCGCGGTCACCGCGTGGTCGGGTGATGTGCGGCTCAACGGCGTCGGCAATCTCTCGGCGGCAATGCTGCAGCGGATGGTTGCCGCGGCGACGCTGTCCGGCGCCAGCGACGGGCCGATCGATGCCGATCTGCGCATGGTCGTGGCCGCAACGCTCAACGGCACCAGCGACGGGCCGATCGCGGCCAGCGTGGGCATGGCGGCTGCGGCAACCCTCCGCGGCACCAGCTCATTCTCGGCCGACACTCTGGTCGGCAAGTTCATCGCGGCCACGCTCAATGGCGCCAGCACTCTCTCGGTTGCGACCCTGCAGCGGATGGCAGGGCTCGCCACCATCGGCGGTGTCGCCGACGGCCCGATCTTCGCTAATGCGCGCATGCTCATCGCTGCCACGCTTGGCGGACAGGGCGGGCTCACTGGCGATACGACCACCGTTTCGACGATCAAGTTTGCCTCGTGCACGATGGCCGGCAATTCGTCGCTCGCCGTGCGCGTCAATCAACGCATGCTTATCGCGGCGAATTTCAACGGCCGCGGCGATTTCAGCCCGGCAGTGACGGGCGGCGCGCTGCCGCGATTCCCAACGCAAAGCTCGCCGCAATTCGGGGTGCATCGCCGACCGCAGCAAACCGCCATTCGCCGGCCAAGCCCGACACCATTGCGCCGCGCCGCCAACGGGTGACAGCATGTCGATCCGCCTCATCACGCCGCCCGCCGTGCAGCCGCTCACGCTCGACGAGGTCAAGCTGCACTTGCGCGTCGACAATACCGACGAGGACTCGCTCATCACCGGCTACATCGACGCGACCACATCGTGGGTCGATGGCGAATATGGATTCCTCGGCCGGGCGCTGGTGACGCAAACGTGGGAGCTGGTGCTCGACACGTTTCCACTACACGAGATCAAGATCCCGCTGCCGCCGCTGCAGTCGGTCGACAGCATTCGCTATGACGATCCGGCCGGCGCCGAGCAGCTCATGACCGTCGATCAGTATTACGTCGACAATGTCTCGGAACCGGCATGGATCGTGCCTGCAACGGCCGGCTGGCCAACCAACGTGCTTAACGCCGTCAACGCCGTGCGCGTGCGCTTCATCGCTGGATATGATCCGACCACCGACTCGCCGCCGGATCTGCGCGCCAACGTTCCTCGCGCCGTCAAGCAAGCGATGCTGTTGCAGATTGGGCAATTCTATGCGCAGCGTGAAGACATCTCGATCGGCGTGATCGCCAATAAACTAAGCTTCGGCGCTGAGCAATTGCTGCGGCCGTTCCGCGTCACAGTGCCGTTTGCATGATCAACCGCGCTGCAGAATATGGTCCGGCAATTCATCGATGGTGGAAAGATTGGCGCGGGCAAACCGCCGCGGTGGTCGCTTCCGGACCGTCAGCCAAGCACGCCGGCGTCGAGCTGCTCAAAGACAAAATGCACGTGATCGCCGTCAATGAATCGTTCAAGCTCGCGCCGTTTGCCGATGTGCTCTATGGCTGCGATCTCGCATGGTGGCAATTGCACAAGGGCGCGCCGCAGTTCACGAGCTTGAAGCTCACACATGAGCCATGCGTTGCGCAGCATTATCCGAGCGTAAACAAGATCCAGATCGAAAATGTCGCGCTCGACCGGCTGCTCATCGAGCATCCGGGCAAGATCGGCTCAGGCGGCAATGGCGGCTTTCAGGCGCTCAATCTGCTCGTGCAGTTCGGCATCAAGCGCATCGTACTGGTCGGCATCGATTGCCATCTTGAAAACGGCGCGCACTGGCACGGGCGGCATCCTTCGCCGATGAACAATCCGGCGCAAAGCAATGTCGATCGTTGGCGCGCGGCGTTCAATGGAAATACCGACATCATCCTCGGGCTCGGGATCGAGGTCGTGAATTGCTCGCCGACAAGCACGGTGCACGTTTTTCCCAAGGCAACCATTGCCGAAACGCTGGAGCGGTGGCGGCTGTGAGGCGGGACGCGCCAATGGCCTTCGTGTTTCTCGGGATCGCTCTTTTCCTTCTGTTCGGCTTTGCACTGTACGGCTACATGACCGGCGCGTGGGATCAACCGTTATGACCATTCGCATTTTCATCGGCACGCCAGCGAACAACGAGGATCTCGAATCGCAGGCCGTGCTTGAGTACAGCCTTCGCAAGCATACCAGCGAGGCGCTCGACATTACTTGGATGAAGCTAAGCAAGGATCCGGCGAGCTTTTGGTACGCCGCGCCGCCTGCACAGGGTTGGCTCACGCGCGGATGGGCGACGCCGTTCTCGGCCTTTCGATGGGGAGTGCCGGCGGCCTGCGGCTTTGAGGGCCGCGCAATCTATCTCGACGTCGACATGATCGTGATGGACGACATCGCCAAGCTATGGCACGCGCCATTCGCGTCAGGTTCATTCGTGATCGCCAAAGACGAGTCGACGTTCTGCTGCTCGTTGTTTGATTGCGAGCGAGCAAAAAAAGCATTGCCGCCGATCGAGCGCATCAAGCGCGAATATGGACTCTACGCGCACTTGCGGCGCGCGTTCCGGACCGGCCAGGTGCAGCGTTTTCCATTCGGGCAGAATTGGAATTGCCTTGATGGCGAGCGCTATCCGAACATTCACGATCCAGAAATCAAGATCGTGCATTGCACGAACATCCCGACGCAGCCGCAGCTCAAATATGCATTGCCGCGGCTCGCCGCCGAGGGCGGCAAGCACTGGTCGGCGACCAAATTCCAACCGCAAAAACATCCGCGCAAGGACATTATCGAGCTATTCGATTCGATGCTCGAAGAGGCGGCGCAGCATGATTACACCGTGGCACGTTATCGGACTGATGAAACATTCGGAGAGTATCACCGAGGCTGACATGGAGCCGATGGCCGATGCCGAATATAACGAATTGCGTGAGCGCGCATTCTATTTGATCCACGAGCTGAGATCGTTTGATGCGTGGCGCTTCAAGCATGAGGCCAAGCGACATGGCGAGCGCGATCTCGGGCAATGGTTATGGGCAATGCACCTCGAAGCGCGTGAAGCGGAGCTGTCGCAACGATGACGACGCACTACATGGTCAAGCCGCAGCAGCACCTCGACGAGCTGGCCGACTACATCGCCTTTCTGAAACCGCGCGGCATCAAGAGCTATCTTGAGATCGGCTCAAAGTTCGGCGGCTGCTTGTGGGCGGTGGTGCAACAGGCCATGGCGCCGGGCTCGCGCGTCGTCGCGGTTGATCTGCCCAACAGCCATTGGGGCCGATCGGAATCGGAGTCGTCGCTGGTCGACTGCTTTGCGCACCTCAAGCGGCAGGGCCACGACGCGCACTTGTTCCTTGGCGACAGCACGTCCGATGATGTCGTGCGCAAGGTCAAGGCGTTGTCGCCGTTTGATGTGATTTTCATCGATGCCAACCACACCGAGCCCTACGTGCGCAAGGACTTCAACAATTACGGGCGGCTGGCAAAGATCATCTGCTTTCATGATATCGGCTGGAATAATCCGACGCCGCCCGGCCGCATGCCGATCGAGGTGCCGAAGGTGTGGCGCGCGCTCAAAGAGCTATATCGGGATGATGCCGAATTCAGCGAGATCAAGCGCGACAACGGGCACAATGGAATCGGGATCCTTGAGTGGCGCTGATCATCACCACGTGGCGTTGGGGCGACAAATATCCGTCGCACTACGTCGATCGCTTGCGCCGCGGCATCGAGCGCCATTTTTCATCGCCGTTCCAATTCAAGCTGATTCAGCCGGCCGCTGCGCTTCTGTTCAAGGGTTGCCTCGTGCGGCTGCAAATGTTTTCGCCAGAATGGCAGCGCCAGCAGGGGATCCGCGAGGGCGACACGATCTTGAATCTCGACCTCGATCTGATCGTGACCGGGCAGCTCGAGCCGGTGCTAAATCGCGCCGAGGACTTCGTGATTCTGCAAGGGGCAAACGCAGCGAATCCCTGCCCATTCAATGGCAGCGTGATGATGTTGCGCGCCGGTGCGCATCGGGACGTGTGGGACGACTTCAGCCTGGACAAGGTTTCGCAGATCCCGAAATATGAATTTCCCGATGATCAGGGCTGGATCTGGCACAAGCTGCCGAAAGCCGCCGGATGGAATGTCGGACCGCGCAGCGGCATTTACGCGTTTCGCAAACCGCAGTGGCCGCATGACGATCAATTGCCGAGCGACGCGCGCATGGTCGCCTTTCCCGGCGCGCGCGATCCGAGGATGTTTTTCCATCTCCCCTGGATTCAACAGCACTGGCGCTAAATGGGCGTAGGTGACGAGATCATGGCCACGGGCTTCGCCCGCGGCGCGGCGGCGCGCGGCAAGCGCATCGCCTTCGGCGACGGCCGCCAGCTCGTGCCCGGCCCGTGGTGGGATGTCGCGTTCAAAGGCAATCCGAACATCGCGCGCTCGCTGGCCGAGCCCAACATTGAGTGGTGCCACTATCACAAAGGGAATCGCATCTACAATAAGATGGGCAACGGGCGCTGGATCTGGAATTACGATTTCACGGCGCCGCGTGGCGAATTCTTTTTCGACGCTCGCGAGCAGGTCTACACGATCAAGACGCGGCATGCCGTGCTGATCGAGCCGAATGTGCCTTGGCAGAAATCGGTCGCGCCCAACAAGGATTGGGGCCTCGCCAACTATCAGCAGCTCGCCGAGGTGCTCACGCGGCGCGGATTTGTCGTGTTCCAGCTCAGCCACGGCAAGAAACGTTTGCACAATGTGCAAACCGTTTACGCTCCCGACTTCCGCTGTTCGGTCGCCGCGCTCGCCGGCTTTAATCTCGTGATCTGTCCGGAGGGCGGTTTGCACCATGCCGCGGCCGCGGTCGGCACGCCGGCTGTCGTGCTGTTCGGCGGTTTCATTCCGCCGCAGGTCACCGGCTATGACGATCACGTGAATCTAACCGGCGGTGCCGAGGCGTGCGGCACGCTGCGCGAGTGCCAGCACTGCCGCGAGGCTATGCGCCGGATCTCACTCGAAGAGGTCGCCGACAACGCAGTGCGCCTACTCATGAGGCAAAGCAATGAGCGACAATACTTGCGAGCAATGTGACTATTTCAATCCTGATGAATATCCGGAATATGGATACGGTGGCTGCCATCGCTATCCACCGCAATTTGATTTCAACACCATAAGCTACACCCCTGAGAAGCAACTCAAGGCGCGCTTCCCGTCGGTGCATCCGGAGGATTGGTGCGGTGAATTCAGGCACACGGCGGGGCCGACGTCCGATGTCTGACGCCGATCTGCTCGCCGTTGTGACGCCGCTCACGAAGCGATCGCGGCCGCGCGTTGAGTATTTCGTATCGGCGCTTCGCCGCCTCGATGCCGAACAGGTGCCGGGCGCGATCGTCGAGTGCGGAGTCTGGCAGGGCGCATCGCTCATCCTCGCGCGCACGCTGTGCCCGGATCGGCAGTGTTGGGGCTTTGATACTTTCGACGGCATGACGGCGCCGGATGAGGTCGACGGCGAAAAGGCATTGCACCATTACAAAACGAAATTGACTGATGGCCGAAAATGGGCCGCGGTATCGCAGCGAGTGGTCGAGGACAATTTGCGCCAGCTCGGGCTGCTCGATCGATCAAAGGTGCTCTTCGTTGTCGGCGACGTCAAACGCACGCTGTTTGATGATGAGGAACCATTGCCCGACCAGATCGCATTGCTGCACCTCGACACGGATTGGTATGGCTCGACCTCGGCCGCGCTGCGCGTGCTCTATCCGCGCCTCGTGCCGGGAGGCGTTCTGATCATCGATGATTTCGGCCACTGGCTCGGCGCGCGCAAAGCTGTCGATGAGTATTTCCGCGGCCAGCCGGTGCAATTCGAGCGGATCGATTACACCGGAGTCGCACTGGTGAAATCGTGATCGATCCTCGGCAAGTTGCGTTTTTCATTCCGCCCAATTTGAAGAAATTCAAGCTTGCGCTTTTTGAGCGCATTGCTGAGCACGTCAAGAAACAAGGCGGCCGCGTCGTGCGGTACGATTACAGGTCACTCGAAAATCATGTGCCGGAATTTGTGCCGATCGTCGGCTGCTCGCCGCCGTTTGCGCTGGCGATCAAGCGGTGGCAGGCCGAGGGCCAGCGCTGGATCTATTGGGACCGCGGCTATCTGCGCCGGGTGTTCGCGACGTGGTTGCCGAAAGGATCCGACATGGGCTTGCCCGGTGGGTTCTATCGTTGGCAGCTCGGTGGCTTTCAACAGACTCAGATCTACGACGTGCCCGCCGATCGCTGGCAAGCGCTGCACCTCGATGTGCCGTTTTATATCGGTGGCGAGAAATTGCCGCCGCTGCCGCATCCCTGGAACAAGCAGGGCGACCACATCGTGATCGCCGACACGCTGCCGGATTATTGGGACGTGCGCGGGCTGCCGCGCACTTGGGCAAAGCATGCGGCCGAAGAGCTGAAACATTACACCAAGCGACCGATCATCATCCGCGACAAGGAAAGCAAGCGGCCGCTGCACCAAGAATTGCGCGGCGCGCACGCGCTGGTCACGCACGGCAGCATCGCCGCGGTCGAGGCG